TCTGGGTAAGCATCTTTCATTTTTATAAAACAGCTTCTTTTAATTAACATAAATCCAGTCGCTGCATCTAAAACTTCTGCAAATCCTTTTTGTATTTGTATTTCACCTTTGTTTGAAAAATTTAAAACATAAGGATGACAAAGGTTTCTGTAGTCTTTACCCTCTTCTATAAGTTTGGGTATCATGTCCCAGCTTATAAGTTTCATAGGATAGGGTGCACACAATACTTCTTTATCGTATTCTAAAAATCTTTTTAAAGATTTAGCTTCAAACCCTATGTCTGCATCTATAAATAATAAATGTGTAAAACTATCGTTGTCTAAAAAATTTGCCACTAAAGTATTTCTAGCTCTTGTTACAAGAGATTCCTGCCCTAGTGTTTGTATATTTAGACCTATTTTTTCTTCTCTACAAAAGTTTTGTAAGTCTAATATACTGTGAAAATAGTCTTCTGTAAGCATACTTCCGTAGCAAGGTGTGGCTACAAATAAGTTTACTTTAGCTGACACTTACACTTTCTGAACCTAAATTAGCAGACAATGTCAAAGCAGTGGCAAGTGGTGATGCATTTGCAGATTTAAAAGTCCCTACTATTCTTCTGTCTGCATTTGTTACGCCAAGAGATGCTAACAAAGATGAGACACTACCATTCTCTAATTTATCAGCACTTCCTAATTTTTTCATAGGTCTAGCATCTTGCAGTGCCTGTGCGTCTGGTCTTTGTTTCCTAGGTTCTAGTTGAGGGTGTTTTTCCTCAAACTCTGATTTATGCACAAAAGAGCCATTCCATTCTTTTCGCATTTCTTTGTATGGAAAAGCCATGCCACTTCTGTCTGATATTGCTTTTGCAAATTTACCTGTCGCATATTTCATATTTTGTATCTTAAATCAGGTTTTATCATCAAGTCAACCTTTTCTCTGTTGTCTTGCATTGCTCTATTAAATTCTTCTTCATAAAGCATTTTTAATTCTTGCCTTCTAGGGACCTCAATCTGTGGTCTTTTTAAAGCTAAATAGTATGCGAGACCACTTATTGCACAAGGCAAAAACCTATCTGGGATATCTACATTCTCTGTTGAATCTGTAATATCCTCTATTCTTCTTCTCTCATTAAATCTAAAAACATCTGTCGAGTCATCTGGCGTTGGATATAAAAAAACAACTGGTGTCAATTGTTTATCTAAAAAGTATTGACTTGGTCTACCAGTATCAGACTTGTTAGGGATATTTAGATAATCATCTCTGCTAATTCTTTCTAATTCAAAATCTGTAAATGTGCTATCTGAATTAGTCTTTCTAATTACAGCCTCTTCTATATCAACAGTGTGTGAGTTTAGGGTATAGCTAGATGTATTAGCTGTTAAACTTTGGCTTGATGTTGTAACAGTCCACAACTGCACACTTCTGTTTAGCCACTCTTGTAATAATAAATTTAAACTTCTTCTTCCTTGTTGGGCTTCTTTACCTGTTTGTGGTTCTCCACCTATTCTAGAAAAAGCCTCTTCTATTATTTCATCTACAGCCAGTGTAAACGTGCGAGTGCCTGATGTTGCCATTTTTTATCCTAATATGTTTTTACTAATTTTAAAATTATAGTGTAGTGGTCTCCGCTTGTGTGACCTGTTGTAGTTAAAAGTAAATCACCATTAACACCAGAGCCAGCGTTATTTGTTAAACCACCAAAATCTCTAAAATCCATGTATCCTTGTGAAGAGGATGCACCGTTTGCTCCTAACACTTTACATACAACATTTGATGATGCGTTCCATAGTAAGTCTACACGCATACCAAAGATGTCATAGTATATTTCTTCTATGCTAACTCTAGAGCAAGACTCATCTGTTCTACTCTTTGCTAAAGCTGATACATCAACTTTTGTTACAGCACTTTCTCCTGTACCATCAGAAATATTTGTAAGTTTTACAAGTATTCTTTTTGCACTTGGCTCATCTCCAATAGTTTGCGATGTTACTGCATCTGCCATTTCTTACCTCCTAAAATAATTTTAGCCTCGCTCCTCACGATAATGAGGAGCAAAGCTATATATTTACAAATATGCATTAGTACACTGAGTATTCGATTTCAAGTGTGCCACGGAAAGCTGTCAAAGCTGTGTCACAAGCAGAACCTGCACCTAAATATAGGTTTTTACTTGCAATGGCTGCACTAATATTTGGTGCGAACACATGGAAAGTACCTGCAGTTGCATCTAAGTCAATATCAACCTCTGTTACTGAGTCAGTAGCTGAGATTCTTGGATTGAATGATGCAACACCAGCACCGACAATCTCTGTTCCAGATGATATCGCTGCGTTTGTTGCGGTTCCAGATGTTGCACTAAGCTGTAAGTTAGCTAAAGAGTTAGCGTCACTAGCAGCTGCAGTTGTGACACCAAGCACTACTTTGTGAATAAAGAATTTACTTGCTGTTACTAAAGCATCTGGATGGTCTGTGTTTAAAGCACCCAGCTCTACTAGAACATCATTGTCTGCGTAAGTTACTGACGCAGCATTTGTGTCAGATAAATCTATTGCAAATGTTTGAATTTTTCTAGTACCCATAGAAATTAATTGACCAGTTGAATTTACTGAAAAACCAGTTTCTGTTACAGCACCTGAAGTGCTATCTTTGTTAATTACATTAAATCCACCCTCTGAACGGACTGGACCTGAAAAAGTTGTGTTAGACATTTAAACCTCCTTGGTTATATAGACCTCGTTACATAGTCTCTATATCGTCTGCTATTGCAGTCTATGTAACTTGTTAATAAATATAAGGGGGGATAATCCCCCCTTATAGCGTACTTTATGCTCCTGGTGAGCCGAAGATACATCTCCAGTCAGAGAATCCGAAAGAATATCTTTCAGATGCTTTGAATCGCATATTTCCTGTTTCAAAGTCTGGCTCCATAGAAGTCTTCAGTGGTCTTCTTTGGAACATTTTTAGACCTGTGTTTGTTAAGTCAGTTAAGATAAAGAACGCATCAGTATCAGTTAAGTAGTGATTTACAGAGTATCCCTCTGGGAACATACTCATGCTTCTTAATGCGTTAATATCGTTATCTGCTGTACCAACTCTTAGGTCACTTCTCAAGATTCTTTGAGCTGTGAACGCTAATTCTTTTGGTATAATCAATTTACGAGCTTGAACTGCAACTGGGATATCTCTATCGTCAGCGTAACCGCCAATCTGGATGATTGCGTTCTCTAGTGAAGACTCAGATAAGTCTGCAGCAGTTGAAGGCTCGTTAGATTGTGTTCCAGCCATAAGTGTTGGGTGGTCAGTAGCGATAAGCTCCTTACCATCTCCACCTACAAAGCTAGAGTTAAATGCATTATTAAGTACGTTAGCAGCTTTCACCTGTTTTGTGTAAGCCATGGA